AGACAAGGAGAGCTAGTAACTCTAACCGGTGGCACAGGATTAGGTAAGTCTAGTATAACGAGAGAGTTAGAACATTGGATTATAAATCAGACAGAAGATAACGTAGGTATCATAGCTCTAGAAGAAGACTGGAAGAGGACAGTAGATGGAGTGCTATCTATTGAAGCAGATGCTAGGTTATATATAGACCACATCAGAGACGAGTATGATAGAGAAACCTTAGAAGAAATGTATGATAAAACATTTAGTAACGATAGGGTTTTTGTCCATGCACATTTTGGAACTAACGATATAGAAGCTATCTTTGCTAAGCTTAGGTACTTAATCGTAGGTTGTGATTGTAAATGGATAGTCGTTGACCATCTCCATATGTTGGTGTCCTCTTTAGCAGAGGGCGATGAGAGAAGAGCTATAGACAATATCATGACAAGACTAAGAAGTATGGTAGAAGAAACAGGAGCAGGTATAGTTTTAGTTTCTCACCTTAGAAGAGTTGACGGTAACAAAGGACATGAAAATGGAATTGAAGTATCGCTCTCTCATCTAAGAGGTTCTAATAGTATTGCTCAGCTTTCTGATTGTGTGATTGCTTTAGAAAGAAACCAACAAGCAGATGATGAATTAGAATCCAGGACTACTAAGCTTAGAGTTTTAAAGTCTAGATATACAGGTGATGTAGGTATGGCTACCTCTTTAGTTTATGATGTAGACACAGGAAGGTTATCTGAAACAGACCTAAGTGAATTAGAAACAAACGATGAGGTAATACCATTTTGAAATTAGTATTTGATATAGAGACAGATGATTTACAGGCTACACTTGTACATTGTATTGTAGCTCAAGATGCAGACTCGGGTGAGATATTTAAATTTCCTCCTAACAAATTAGAAGAAGGATATAAGTTTCTCACTACAGCCGACAGACTAATTGGACATAACATTATTGGTTTTGATATTCCATTAGTGGAAAGGTTCGGTGGCGTTGACCTTAGTGGTAAAGAAGTTATTGATACTCTTGTTCTATCTAGATTATTTAATCCTGCTAGAGATGGTGGGCATAGTCTAGAGAGTTGGGGCTTTAGGCTTGGGCTTTCTAAGATTGATTTTACTGATTACTTAAACTACTCTAGTGAAATGCTAGAGTATTGTGTACGTGATGTAACTTTAAATACAATGGTGTACAAAGCTTTACGCCATGAGTCAAAAGGTTTTAGTAAATCTTGTATTGAGATAGAGCAATCAGTGGCTAAGATAATTAAGCAACAAGAAGTTAATGGTTTTAAGTTTGACATGAAGTCTGCTTTAACTTTATTGGCAGAGCTTAGAGAAAAGAAACAGCTGATTGAAGACGAGGTACACAATACGTTTAAACCTAAGTGGGTAGATACTAAGTTAGTTACGCCTTTCATAAGAAAAGATGGTCAGCTATCTAAGCGTGGTCTTACCGAGGATGAATATGCAAGGTGTTTAAACACTCTTAACCACGAGCCTTTTATGAGACAGACATTACAAGAGTTTAATCTTGGCAGTCGTAAGCAGATAGGTGAGTACCTCATAGACTTTGGTTGGAAGCCTGATAGGTTTACACCTACAGGTCAACCTATTGTAGATGAGAAAACTTTATCAGAGGTTACTCATATTCACGAAGCAAAACTTATTGCAGACTTTCTTTTAATACAGAAACGTATTGCCCAAGTAGATTCGTGGGTTAGTTCTGTACGAGATGACGAACGAGTGCATGGGTTTGTTATACCTAACGGTGCTATCACTGGTAGAATGACGCATAGAAATCCTAACATGGCTCAAGTACCTTCGGTGCATAGTCCTTATGGTAAAGAGTGTAGGTCTTGTTGGGTAGTGGATGAAGGCAATGTTTTACTAGGCGTTGATGCTAGTGGGTTAGAGCTAAGAATGTTAGCACACTACATGGACGATGACGAATATATTAAGGAGATATTAGATGGAGACATACACACAGCTAATCAAAAAGCTGCAAAACTTAAATCAAGAAATCAGGCAAAGACATTCATCTATGCACTCATGTACGGAGCAGGAGATGAGAAGCTTGGTAAAGTGGTCGAAGGAAATACAGCAGATGGTAAACGAGCTAGAGAATATTTCTTCGATAATAACCCTGCATTTAAGTCTCTTAGAGATAGGGTTACGAGAGCATCAGCCAAAAAATACCTTAAAGGGTTAGATGGTAGGAAGCTCTACATTAGAAATACACATGCCGCACTCAACACTTTGCTTCAGGGAGCAGGTGCTATTGTTATGAAGAAAGCATTAGGTATATTAGATGACTTGCTTAGACTCAATACGATTGACTATAAGTTTGTTGCTAACATACACGATGAATGGCAGATAGAAGTTAAGGAATCTCAAGCTGAGTTTACTGGAGAACTTGCTGTTAAGAGTATCATACAAGCAGGAGAAGAATTTAATCTTCGTTGTCCTATGGATGGTGAATACAAAATAGGGAGGAACTGG